GATGGGCGGGCAGATCAATACGAACACCACCGCAGGCGCGTCCAACTTCGCAGGCAGCATCACTTCTACGGTGAGGGCTAATGCTAGTGCGGGGTTCTCAATATGCTCTTGGACCGCACCCTCAAGCGGAAACTTCACATGGGGGCACGGCCTTGGTGTTGAACCCTACATGGTGATTGTCAAGACAAGAGCTTCTGCTGGGCTCAACTGGCGTGTTTATCACAAATCAATTATTGCTACGGTCTACGAAAACATTGACCTAAGTACAACCGGAGCCAAATTTACCTCTGGCACGAACATGTGGGGAGCGGCTTTGCCCACCTCTACTGTTGTCGGATCAACAGCAAATAATACTGTTGGAGCGAATGACGCTTCGATTGCTTACTGCTTCGCCCCAGTAGCCGGGTACTCTTCTTTTGGCAGCTACACCGGTAATGGAAGCACAGATGGTCCGTTCGTGTACACGGGCTTCCGACCTAGGTGGATTGTAACCAAGTGTTCGTCATCCAGTTTTTCGGGCAATGCGGATTGGTACTTGCTTGATACTGCACGCAATGAATACAATATTGCAGACAAATTGCTATTCCCGCACGCATCTACTGCCGAAGCCACAAGTTCTGTCTTGGATGTTTTATCGAATGGTTTTAAGATTCGAAGTTCAAACAATGCCGTTAATGGAAGTTCGGCCACTTACATTTATATTGCCTTCGCAGAATCGCCAATAAATTACTCACGAGCGAGGTGAGTAGTGAACAAGCCTTCCTTGCCCCGATAACCTGACCACAAGAGCTTTACCGCCATGTTCCTCCTGAATGACACCCCCCTGGCACTTGACACGCCATTTGAGGCGAATGGAGTGCTGTACCCAGCCAATGCGCTGAGGCTGCTGTCCCTTGAGGAGAAGCAAGCCATCGGCATTGTGGAAGTAGCTGACCCTGAATCTTGGGACCAGCAGTTCTACTGGAGCCCAGAGCTGCCCAAGGATCACGCCCAGCTTGTTGAACAGTGGACTGCGCAGACCCGCACCACTTGCGGCACTTTGATTGCCCCCACTGATTGGATGGTGGTGCGTGAAGCGGACAACGGCACAGCCGTGCCAGCTGAGGTGAAGGCCAAGCGGCAGGACTACCGCAACCGCTGTGAAGCCAAGCTGGCAGCTATTGCCGCTACCACTACGACTGAAGAGCTACAGGCCTACATCCGCGGGCCTGAGTACCCAACGTGGCAGGACCAGGAGCTTGAGCGGGCCCGTAATGAGCTAGGTCAGTTTGTGGCTGATGACCCAGCTACACCCGCCGTTAATGAGGCCTGGACGGATGGCGGTCAAGGCTAAGCAGGGGGTCGCCAAAGTCCAGCACGTATCCCGTGCGGCCTACAAAAAGACCAGCATTGGCAACTCCGTCAGGACGAAGGCCAAATCTGGACACAAAAAAAGCAGGGGTCAGGGGCACTAAGCCACCTAACCACCTGCAGTGTTGCCTTACTTTTTCTTAGCTGTCTTAGCAGAATCCTTGAAGTCCTTAGCGCTTGGAGCGCCTTTGGACCCAGGCTTCCGCATCTGCTCACCAGAGCCAGAAGCGATGCGCTTGCGCTTGGCGTGGATGTTGGCGTAAAGACCTTTTTTGGCAGCCATGGTCAATACCCCTTTTTGCCGCCGCCTTTGCCGCCCTTGCCGCCTTTTTTCATGAGTTTGAAGCGTCAACAGTCCAAGGCTATCTGCGCTTTGCTGTAGCGCAAATCCAGTAATAGCAAGCGTTTGCGTAGGCATTGCGAATTGGTAGGCTGACGCTGTACGCAGAACTCGCTCGTGGTTGAGGTTGCTGCCGCGGTGTTAGGGGCCGCCATTACAGTCAGCGCCATGGGCGTAGGGGCCTTGGGGTCACGCGGCAGGGAGGGGAGGGACGCCCTGATTCGTTTGGCTTCCAGTGTGGACAACGTGGCAGAACGCCTTGAACAGTTGCACGAGGACATCCGGGCGGACCGCAAGGAATACTATTCACGGCTCAATTCGATAGAGCAGCGTGTTGCTCGGCTTGAGGTGCCTGGTCCGCACGTTTGACAGATCGTTACAACCCCGTAGCGTTGGGCAGTTAGATCCCTGCGTTATGGATCACCTTGCCCAGTACGTCGCTTTAGCGGTAGCGCTGCATGGTACAGCGCTTGTGATCGTCAACCTGACGCCAACGCCTAAAGACGACGAGGCCCTCAGTTCAGTCCGGCGCGTGGTGGTGAAGCTGTACCGAGTGGTCGAAATCCTCGCAGGGATCGTCGGGCCATTGGCCAAGAGGTAGGCGTGGAGCCCTTTGTCATCAGCCAGGAGCTGCAGTTCCGTGAGGAGGCAATTAAAAGAACATTGCGGCAGCTGCATGACGACCGGAACTTTGATGGACTGATCGACGCGGCCTTGCTGCTAAACACAATGTGGCACCAGCAGACAGCTATAGCCCGCTGGTTTGCCATGGAGGCTGCGCAAAACCTTGGCGAGGCTTGGGAGGCCTCTCGTGGCTGTTCTTAGTCAATCAGCTGAATGTCCAGCCCCAGCCGCCACCGATGTCCCAGCGAGGAATTAGGTTCTTCCAGCTGTATTTCTCGTGTTTGCCACTGTTGTTGCCTGTCGCAGCCCAGCCGCCATTGACCAAATCAATCGAGCCGTAGGGGTCGTGGACCAGGGCGTGTGTGTCGGTGTATCCGCGGACCACGATGTAGTGCCCGCCGCCCTTGGGAGCCGACGCGGGACCGTGATGCAGCACGCCGATGGCCACGGGGTAGCCCTTGTCGATCTCACGAATCAAATCTTGCTTGTGCAGGTTGGTTCTAAAGCGATGGCGAACGCCAAGCTCCGTAAGTGCTTGCTGGTGGGCAACCTGTGACGTGGTATCGCCGTGTTTTTTGACAAATGGCAGGTACTTGAGGTCGTCGTCTAAGCGTTGGCCGGTAGCTGGGAGGCGTGTACCGAGATAGCGCAGGCACATGGCGATGCTGCTGGTCTGGCATTGCCGCCAGCCCTCAGGGCCGTTGTCTAGCTGGCTCATGTATTCCACAAGCAGCGGGTTGCCGACCGTGATGACAGGTTTCTGCCGGTAGACCTCAATCCAGTCGGCGTCGTCCTCCAGCAGCTCCGGGCATTTCTTGGCTAGCGCCAGGTAGAGGAGCTCTACGCCACGCTGCTGCATGGCCTCGCCCTGGTAGTAGGCGAAGAAGTTGGCAAAGCCTTGGGTGGTGAGCTGCATTACGGCCCCGTATCACTCACAGGGTAGGAGGCTCCCACAACACCGGCCGCTCCTTTTCGATGTCGTATTCGCCGCGTCGCAAGATGCGTGCACAGCGGGCCATTTGCAGCGCAGTTTCAGCGTTGCTGCCATTGCTTTTGTAGGCCATGACTACTGCCAGCCAGAATTGGCTTGGCTCATTGCAACCTTCAAGGATTTGCGCTGCTTTGACCGGGCCAACCTTGGGGCAACCTGGGTAGCCATCAGTCGTATCGCCTGTAAGAACTTGCGTAAAAAAGGCCATGTCAGCTTGCGGCGGTCCGATTGGGTGCAGTTCGTCGCCAATGAGGTGCGTACCAGCAATGGTTTTTAGGTCTTTGTCGCGGCTGACAATGATGTCGTGACCGCGAGCCATAATTCCAATCACGTCATCGCCCTCTACGCCGGGGTAGGACTGTGACACCCATGTCTTGCGTGCCCAGTCTTTAAGAGCGTTGAAGCCTGCTGGGCGACGCTGCTTGCGGCGGTTGGCTTTGTATTGGGGGTAGACGGCGTAGCGAAAATTGTTAATGTCCCCAAACGTCAGGATGAGAGGTGTGCCTGGGATTATGTCCTGCACGCGAGCCATCTCTTGATCAAAAGCGTCTTTGGCTTGCGAGAGGTCGACCTCGTAGGTCCATTTGTCAGGGGCCCACTCAGTTTCGTGCTCTGCTCCGGCTATGCACCGGAATAGAAACGTCTCAGCGTCTACAAGGATTCGCATGGGTAGTCAAAGGCATTGGTGTGTTAGCAAAAATTGCGTCACGTCTCTTTCGACGTGTCGACGTGCTCCTCAACCTCTTTCAGCAAACGGTCGGCTATCTCGTTAATGGCCAAGTGGCAAATACGCGCTTGCCCTGGATCCGGGGCCCAGGTGCGGATTACGCCAGCTAGCTCATAAACGACTGCCTTCATGCGGCGGCGGTCGTCAATGCTGTACTCGCCAAGGCTCCAGTACAAATCAGTGAGGTTGTTGAGTAGGGTCATTTGATTGCAGTAACAGTTGCGTCAGGCCAGCGGTTTTTGCAATAGCGAATGGCATTGCGGGCGGTTGCAGCCTTGATGGCTACGCGCATTGGTGAGGCAGTAGGCCGTTTGACATTTAGCCAAAAGACCTTGGTGCGCTCATACTTGTGCGCCCGGCTAACGCCTTCACCAAGAATTGGCTCAGGACCTTCTTGCGGCAGGCGGCCAGGGACCATCCAGCTCATTCTCTTTCTGCCTCCAAGATGTGTTGGCAGGCGCGGATGTAGCCGTCCCAGTAGCTGGCAACGTGCTTGGCGTCGCTCATGATTGCCTTGTTGTAATGCCCGTAAGCATCCTCTAGGAGACGTTTAATCACTCCTAGCGACAGGTCAAGTGGTCTGTCATTTGGATCTGGTGTCAAAGAGGCGAACATTGCGGAGGTCGTAGACATTGGTGTTTCGTTGGGTAGAGTTTTGGTCCCAAAGGACCGTGATTGAAGCGGTGTTGACAAAGGTGACGTGGCCTTTCCGCCAACCGTCAGCTGTGTAGAAATGGACGGCCTGGCCTTTGCGCAGCTGTTTCCAGCTGTTTAGTTCAATGCCTGGTCTTCCCATTTCTGTTCCAGCGCTTGTGTTTCCTCGTCGAAGACGAAGGAGCCTGCATAGCCACATCGGCCGAGCATCCTGTTTTTCAAGCAGTAGGAATGGGTTAGCTGTGTCCCGCGCCTGCGGCCCAGGGCCCAGATAGTGTCTGCCAGCTGCACAACGGAATGGCTACCCCTGATGTCATGCAGCTCAGGGACGCCGCCGTCTTCCATGTTTTTCACCTGACTGCTGCCGCGGTTCAAGTGACTGATGGCAAACACCGTGCATTTGGTAGCCGCGATGAAGGAGCGGATCTTGGTGATCAGCGCATCCAGTTGCCGAACGTCCTGCGCCAGGCCGGAGCCGATGATTGTCAGGTGGTCGAGGTAGATGTGCTGGCACCCCAGCGAGCGGACCATGTAGTTCATCCGCTGGAGGATCACGTTCTCGTCAAGCGAGCCGAAGTGATCAAACAGTTCCAGCATCCCGCTGCCGGTCACAAACTTGTCAGCCTGCGCAATGTCTTGCAGCTGCTGATCGGTAAGCCCGGCGTAGGTCTGCCTGGCATGAAGCTGCAAGCCAGCTGCCATGCCCACGAAACGGAAGATTGCCTCGTCTGCTGTTTCTTCCAGGCCAATCCAGCCGACCTTGATGCCTTTCTCCATGTCATGGAGGGCCAGGGCACGGGCAAAGGTGGTCTTGCCGATGCCTGAGCCAGCAATCAGCACGATCAGCTGGTTGTCATAGAAGGGTGTCTTCTGGTTCCACCAGGCAAAGGCGCAGTTGACTGCCGTGCGTTTGGCCGGCTTGAGGACAATGCCCTCGTAGGCCGACGCTGGCTTGATGCCATCAGGCCGCAGCTGCTTTGCGGCGTAGATGGATTCTTTGACGGCCTGCCCGCCTAGCTCCTGCAGGGTGTCGTTAGCGTCCTTGCAGGGAAACACCACGCGCCGTACCTGGCCAGCCTCAAACAGTTCCACCAAGGCGTTGGCCGCGGCCTCACCTGGCTCGTCGTTATCAGTGGCGATGTAGACGGTCTTGAACTGATTGAACTGATCAAGGTGCTTGCGCACCCAGGCCGCTGCTGACTGAGCACCGTTGGGCACGGAGATGCCAACGACCTTGCCGTTGGTGGCGGCATAGACCGATGGGGCATCAAGCTCGCCCTCGCAGATGGCAATGGCGTCGTGATGGCCAGGATTGGCCAGATGGCTGCCGAAACCGACAACGCTCTTGGCGTCCCCTTTCCAGCTAATGCGCTTGTCTTCGCTGCGGAACTTCTGGGCAATGATCTTGCCCGCCTGGTCCCGGTATTGAAAAACAATGCCATCAGCTGTGCGCAGTACGCCGTACTGCTCCAGCACACGCTTGGACAGGCCCCGGTAGGGCTCGTCCTTCCACGCCTCAATGCTGAGGGTGGTCATTGGCGGAAGATGGTTGGATCGGGTGGGTCGCTCCTTACCTTCCGCTTTTGTGTAGGTGTTGCAGACGAAGCAGTAGGTGTGGTCGGTGTAGATCGCAAGGCCGTCACTGCTGCCGCAGCTAGCGCAAGACCCATGGCCAACAAAGCGCGACTCACTCCGTTCCCCCTTGTTGAAGCGGGAGATCGAGGATGAAGCCACGAGACTTTCCAGCATTGATGGCAAGGACTTCATGGGTGTGATAGTCGGCGCCGCAACCGCGGCATCGACGGTGCCGCAGGACGTAATCCTGTTTGTTGTAGGTGTACGAAACGGTCGAGTCGACCGAGCCGCAATGTGGACATTTGATCATTGCCAAATAATGGTGAAGTTGATGTGAGCGTCTTTGATGGTGCTTTTGCGCCATTTCATTGCAACCGTGCCAATCACTTTCACGTTGTCGTCTGTCCAAATCAGGCCATTGCCTGCATCCAGCAAAGCGCCAAGGCGGTTGTCGAGATCACCACGGGCTGGCCCGTAGAAGGTGACAACCAGGCAGTCGATGTGATCAAGGGGTGGGAGGGTCCAGTATTCGCCCATCAGGGCTCTGGCCTTAGCAATCCATTCCTTGTAGGCCTGCTCCATGTAGGGCCTGGCCTGGCCCAGGTAAGTCCGCGGGCGTGCCTTGGACTTCGGCGCAAGCGGCAGGCAAAGGTCAACTGACTGCATTGAACACACAGCTCTCGTCTACAAAGCCACCGGGAATTGGCTCAAAGACGCACTCCGCCTTCTTCTCCTCGCTGACGTACTCAACAAGGTCAACCACTTGGGCCTGCCGGGGTTGAAACGTCAGGCCAGCACCTGTGCCGCGGCTGGGCCAGGCGTAGATGTCAAAGCCAATGATTACTTTTGAACCATTGCCCACAAGGCGCTTCTGGTCCCAGGGGTTGCGACCAGCATCAAAAACTGAGGGACCTTCGCTGACGGTGCCGTCTTTGCGGGTCCACATCGGCAGCTTGAAGCTGACCACAGTGCGTGAACGCGGGGATTCAGGGTCAGGCTTGGCAGGAAACCAGTTGCCGGATTTTTTTGTTTCGCCGTGAAACTCCTTGTACTTAGCTTCCATTTCCTCGATCCACGCCATGTGGGTCTTGTTGTCGTTGTCGAGAATCAGCTCGCAACTCCAGGTAGGTGGCTTGCTGGGATCAAATTTGTTTTCGCGGGCTTCACCTAGGAGCTTGAACCAACGGCACTCCGCGAGAGGGGTGACTTGCAGTTTGGGCATGTGGTCGTGGTTAAGGGCCCACGAAAATTACCGTCTATTCCACGGGGGTGTAGATGTCATACGTGAGTCTCATGAGTACAAATACGGATTTGTGCCAACCAGTCCCGACTGCAGGGTTCCAACGTAAGGTGGCTCAGGCAGCAAAACACCAGTCAGCAACTGAATTTCTTCACGCGCTACCTGTAACCAATTAGTGCGGTGCATGTCCCGAAAGCCGCTGTGTAACATCGTATGAAGCTGCCTGGCGTCGTTTATATGACTGGCGAAACAGTCGTGGTTTGTCAGCAAAGGCATACCAAGCTCTCCGGCCCTGTAGATGAGCTGCTGGCAAAGCGCAGCGTCAAAGGCGTGGACAAAGTTGGCGCCTATACCCTTGTTTGCCTGCGTCGGTGACAGCGGGGAGCTGACCGGCTGGTCCTGGATACTCAGGCTTACCTTCCGCCCGAACATCAGCGTTGTCACTCTGCGTTTGGTTGGCTCCCGATCTGCAAGCCGCATCGGCCAGCCCATTGGGGTCGTCCACTCCAGCGGGTGCCCAGCCGTCATGACCAGCCGGCAGGACTTCTTCAGCCAAGTTTTCACGTCAATGCAGGGCTGCACCACGGCCTTGAGCTCGGCCCACAGGTGGCTGGCCAGGTATTTGGCAGGAATGGCTACGCGAAAGGCGAACTCGTCCAGCGGGACGTAGCCCAGGTGCTCGTCCAAGGCGTCGACCAGGCTGTCGCAAAGGCTCATGTAGGAGCCCCCGTAAGGCGTTGCCAGGATCGGCCCCTTGACCAAGCCGCGGTCA